TTCACCGCCACCACCCCATACGTCATCATCGTTTCTAACACATTTAATTTTTCTTCGTTTTGTATTATAAATATCCATTTAATTTCCACTCCTCTTCCAAACGCCTATATATTCCTGTGACTCCTGTTTGAATCTTTTTAACATATCAATTAATGCATCTACTTCTGTCAAATCATCAAAAAGAATCTCAACTGGATCTTTTTCTTTTAAATCCAATCTTTCTGCGTAAGGAAATGGTTTGATAAAACATTCAAATTTAATATCTCTGCCCTTATGTCTGAGTGTGATTTCATTAACATTTTCTTTGTCACCAATCCTCAATATTTTGCCTCCTTGTGAAATGCGAGATTCATTGGTTGTCATATCTTATCCAAATAAACAAGATAATCAGCCTTATAATGAATATAATCTATGTATTTATCAAAATTTTTCTTAATACACCAAGCATAAGGACTAATCCCATCATTCATTTGCTCTGCTAGTTTATCTGCTTTTCTCTGATGTTCATCTGCTTCGTTCTGCATAGATGTTTTCTGAGAATCCCATATCAATTTTGAAATAATGCTAACACACATAGAATATTGTTCTACTTCCTTGATATATTCTCTAATAACATTCTTCATATTACAGATATTATCTCGTAATATTGGTTCATTTCGTAATTTATATGGATACATTAATAGTATTTTGTCAGACGGAGCATCATCAAATATCAAAAGTTCCATACAAATATCTTCAAACAAATCATCCATTTTATTCCCTCACAATCTTTATTCTCTTAATTCAAACAACTTCTCTACGGCTTTCACTCTTTTATTGTTATCAATAGTTCTTTTAACTTCCTGTTGCCAAATACATTCCCATCCTGAAGGTGCTTCATGTTCACTAACAAGTACAATATTCTTCTCGCTCATCTTTTCAGCCCAATTCCAGAACCTGTCATAATCAAAATTCTTACTTGATCCATACTGCTTTGTGTTCTTGTATGGAATATCACAATAGAATAAACAGTCAATCCTATCAGAATATAACTCTTCATAGACTCCGCATTGAAACTGAATATCCTGTAATCGTGGAATCTGTTCTAATAAATTTCTCTTAGCTTCATCGTAGTAATTTCTTTCAGTACCAGCTTTTGTATGAACAATACCTGCATATCCACCGTCAAAGAAGCGTCCATTATAACTTGCAAGAAAGCCAACTGCTCCAATATACCAATCAGGATATGTATTTAAACCTTTATTGAAACACTCTCTTACTTCTGAGTAATGTTCTTTTGTAATAAATTCTGGGAGGTTTTGTATCTGATTTAGATTCTTGAACATCTCTATAAGATATTTATGATTATCTGATGCGATTTTTATATCGCATTGAACTTTGTCAATTACATTACAGCCACCGCAAAATGGCTCTATGTATGTTTTGATATTATAATCTCGTAATCGCTCTTGTATAATTGGTAAAATATTATCAACTATACGTGATTTAGATCCCATGTATTTCATTTAATCTACTCAGAGCGAAATTTCTTTAAGGCTGCCACTCACTCCTTTCGTATTAATATTCTCTTATCTCAATTCAATCTCACCAAATTCTAATGTGTTATCTTCAAACATCTCATATCCTTGATATTCTCCAATTAGACCTTCTGCTTTGGTAAGAACTCCTCCATCAATAAATTCAATACGTTTCATTGTCTGCACATATGGCTTTAATAATGCTTCCAATGTTTCATTGCTTGCAAAAATCTTAGGGAAATAACCATTTACATTAAAAAATTCTACAAGTTTCTCATTCAATTTCGTCATATCAATCTGTTTTACTATTGAAAATTTTTCTGCCATTTAGTTATTCTCCTCTTCGTATAATTTCTCCATCTTTATTACATACCATTGCGTTTTCACATACTTCTCGCATAATATATGGCAAATCATTTTCTTTAAAATATTCATTTGCCATATCAATGAATTTATTTCGATTTTCATCAATGTGATTATGTGAATATTCATCCTCAAAATCCCATGTGTCTAAATACTTTGTCTCTATAAAATCATTATTCTCGATATCGTTTTTTAAATCTTCAAACGCTTCATAACAAATATCTAACATTTCACACCTCCTGACCATCAAATGAAAGATTTCTTTCAATGTATCATTTGAACTCTATCTTATTTCTTTTTAATACCTTAACTGCCTTATCATAATCTGATTCAGCTACTTTGATGTTTTTCATCTTAGTTGGTTTTGGCTTAATCCAACTACGACATTCTGTAATATCTTCGTCATACCACATCAAACCGCCTTCGCAATATTTGTGCCATTGGCAGTCATTATTACCGCATTTACTCATTTATGTATTCTCTCACTCTCTTACTTCCAACCTCAAAAATATCCTTGTCCTTCTCAAAACATATGTAATTTCTACCTGTATTCAAAGCTGCAACTGCAGTTGTACAACTTCCTGCACATGAATCAAGAACTAAATCTCCTGGATTTGTGTAGGTCTTGATCAACTCTTCAATCAGTGCTACAGGCTTTTGTGTCGGATGAAGTGCCGACTTTTGGATATCCTTTGCAAATGTCCATACCGACTTAGGGTATCTTTCTGTACTATCATAAGTAGTAAGACCATGTTCTCCATAATCAGTAGTCTCTTTACAGTTAGTCTTATGTTCTGCTTTGCTAACTTTTCTTGGATGTCCAGTTGTTTTCTGTGGATTATAAGTTGGAAGTTTTTTATAGAAAATACAGATATCTTCGTGTGAGCGTAATGGCATTTTCTTAGCATTTAGAAATCCTGTTGGCTGTGTTTTCTCCCAAATCAGATTATATTTCCAAAGCTTACGATTGCTTTGCATTAAATCTGCAGTAAACATACCATTCGCAAATAGAATAATTGCACCATTGTTTTTAATGATTCTTTCATACTGTTCCCATAATGGTTTAAATGGAATAACTGAATCCCATTTATTTTGTGAAGTTTGTCCATAAGGAAGATCCGTAATAATCGCATCGACCGATTTATCATCAATCTTTTTCATACCTTCAAGGCAATCTTCATTGTATATTTTGTTAATTTCTAACATTTCTTACTCAGAGCAAATCCAGATTTAATGCTGCAGCAAATCTCTCGCTCCTTTCAATGTATTATTCTCCATCAAATACGATGCAATGCTCTCTAATTGCTTCTCTGATATTTTCGTGTAACTCATCCAGATCCCATCCATCTGCATGTACGAATAAGCAATCATCTCCATCTTCTGTAAATGGTAATCCCTGCGCTACCCAAAATAAGTGACTATCATCAAAGCCTGAATCTTTAAAAATATCGCAATTATACAATTCTTCTAATTGCTTTTTAGAATATTTATTCTGCAAAATCTCATGCTCCTTTCGATATATTATTCTCTTAATGTGTATATTTACTTCTTGGAAATACTTCTTCAAGATCAACTCCATATCCAGAAATAACTTCTTCTAAGTCGATACATACACAATCACTACAAATTCTTGCTTCAATTCCACCTTCATCAAAAAGCGAATAGCCAAAAATATTATTCAATCGTTTGACAAATTCATTAAACCAATTAAGATTAATCCAAACATAAAACTCTGTTACTAACCCATCCAAATTCTTCTACATATTGGATGTCAATGTCGTCTTCTTCTGGATTGATTAGTAATTTATACAGCTCTAATTCATAATTTTTGCCCATCTTCCACCTCCTAAATCACCAAGAAACTTCGGTTTACTGTGCCTACATTTCTACACCTATAAATTCGCCATCTTCATCCTCTTCCAAAATATCAAATGGAATATGTGTATGATTAAACACATCATATACATAATGAGTTTCAACCTTAAAATTTTTCAAAGTTGGTGAATAATTTATTGGTTTTATTCCACTTTTTTCAAGATCACTTTGATATGAAACTAATTCTGCATCAGGTGGCATAGTCGATAATTTTTCGATTAATTCTTTAACTTTCATTTTACTTATTCCTTCTTTTCAATAATAGTTACAGTACCCTCAAATACACCAAAATTTGATGACTGTTGAAAGGTATGTGTTTCCGCAATGTCATCATCTGTCATAGGTCTTGTAAGATACCATAATGAATCATCTTTCCATGTAATCTCTTCAAGTTTCTGGTTTGGTGCAAGCTCAATTGTTGTTGATCCACCAAAATCTTTTGTAACAGACTGGCATCCAGTCATTCCAAAACACAATGTTAATCCTAATACAACTGCTAAAATTTTCTTCTTCATATGATTTACTCGTCCTCCTTTAATACAAGAATTGCTTTATAGTATCTACTATTGCATGAACTAGATTCTACTTTGTATCCATCATTCAAATAATCATTCATAGCATTCTCAAAATCATTGCTGTTTTCCATTTCTAAAATTACACATTTCTTCATATGGTTTATTCTCCTTTACTATAGCCAGTCTCTTCAAGGAACTCATCAAATTCCTCTTTTGTCATATTGTTTGGATAATACATATCCACCACCATATCAAACGGCTTCAAATAATTATCCAACACATCTTCAGCATCTTCTTTTGCTTCTTGCATTTTCATATTGATATAATCTTCTCGTGTCATATTCCATGCTGTAGGACAATCCGTGACACTCGAAAATCTACAATATAATCCATTCGGTTGTTTTGATATAAATCCTGCCATATTATTCTCCCAATTCTTTTAGTGCATTAACAAGTTCAGCGAGTCTTGGATTCTCAGGATGCTCCTTTGCCATATTTTCATATAAAGCAATATTATTCATCTTTTCAATCTCAGACTTTAGCTCCTTCTCAATAGAAGCTTTCTGCTTTGCGATTTCTTTCTGACGATTTTCCTCATCAATTCTTGCATTATACGCATTCATATTAACAACTCCAACGACCTGTGCCGTTACGCACTTGCCATATGCTTCTACTGATCTTACTTCTTTTAAAATTCCAAGGACTCTATTATCTTTTCCTCTTGCATTTACAATCACATATAACGGATGTTTTGTATCGTACTTAACAATTTCATTCATATCTTCATCATATAAAGCAAATCCATAATCCTTCTTATTGTAATCATCTACCAAATTTACAATCGCCACTTTATTAAATCCTGTCATTTTATTATCCTCACTTTCAACTTTTTCTACTGATAAAACGTTATATCCTTGTTTTCTATTCTTTAATTGAACCATAACATATTTCTGTGTACCTACATTATATGTATCTATAACAAATCCAGTTTGTCCCCTACTATTACAAGAACTTTTTATTATCACTTTATCATTTATCTGAATATTCCTCATAGGCTGCACCTCCTATTATTTTTATTTTCCTAACTGTTCTAAGAACTCATTGCCACAATCACAAAATTCTCTAATCATAGACTTCATTAATCCCCATGACATACCAGAATGTCCCTGATTTTTCATAATTTCAATTCCATCTTGGATAGATTTTTCTTTAACAGTTTTGATAATATCTAAGCATTGACCAAGTTCCATTCCCCTGTATAAATCGTTAAGCCGAATAGGAACACATTTATCCCACATATCCCACTTATCTTTAGATAAAACCCTATGACCTTCTTCTATCCAATACTTTGATAATTCAGGAATTTTTCTTTTATGTTCTTCCTCTTCACGAATTAATCTTTGACGACTTTTTCCTGCTCTTTATTAAATTCGTCAAAAGTTTTGCCTATACAAAGCATATAAGCATCATCTAAAGACATATCAGATGTTAGTTTATTCCCATTGAATTTACCACAATATTTATTGCCATCCTTTGCTCTTTCGTGCAATTCCTTTACAGCTCGTTCAATAGTCCAACCGCAAAGAAAATCAATCTCTCTATATTCCATATTGTTTACCTCCTGTTGTTTTATTCTCCGAATGAAATTCCGCTTTCTTTTGGTCTTAATTTTTATACAATATATAGTATGTATTGTATTTATAATCGCTATATATTGTTATTTTCTATTCAATATCATGTTTATCAATCATAATCAATACAGTACCACTTCCCATTGCTCCATTACTTCTTGTTGACAATGTAGGTGCATAATCTGTAATTTCTGTACCATTATATACATCAAAATATTTAGGAAGATAACCATTTTTACGATAAAACTCTTTATATTTATCATTAACCCACTTACTTCGAGTTAATGATTCAAATTGTATATTCTTATTCATTATTCTCTCTTTCTATAAGATAGAGTCCAGTACAACCACCTAGACCTCCACCATTTGTCGTAATAGAACAGGCAACTCCTTCACTACTGTAAACTCTGTATCCTTGTTTAAAGTTCCTAGATAACTGTTTGCCATTATCCAACCATAACTTACTATCTATACCACCAACAAAAATCAATTCATTTGGTGTATTTTCTGAATTTTTCATCTAACACCAACTTTCTACTGTCATAGATGTTTTCCATACCATAACCATGAGTACAAGCCATTAATGTGAAACAAATACCCTCTATTCCTATAACTCTACCGCCAATAAGACTATTCTCACTTACAGTTCCAACTCTTTGAACATCATTTTCATAAGTTACATTTAGAATAGAGGGCAAATTAAAATTTTTTGCCACCGTATACAAGTAACTGAACCCACCAGCATTACCTACAGGCTGTGCTAATAAACACATTGCTACATGATCTGAATCATATACTCTATTACCCTGACGAAATTGCTTCCCAAAATTTATTTCACCGACACCACCAACTAATTGTGGTTTATCACCACAAGCAGAACTTAATCCACTTGTGGCTGATGAAAATTTACCATCTTCTCATCTGTACAAATATATGTATTATCATACTGAGCCTTATATAAATGCTCAATCAACAAAGAGATGCAAGTTGTCACTATACTGTTACCGCTTTGTTTATATCCCTGAGTATCAGACATTCCAACTGCTTTACAATTCTCATAATCAATATCATTGAATCCCATGAGCCTATGACACTCTTTTGGTGTAAGCTTTCTTACGACTTTTAAATTATCTCTCTCAACCTTTGGTTCTGTATTACCACCACCGCAAGTATGCATAGCTGGTGCAATTCCATCTTCGCTATATACTCTGCGAGACTGCTCATGCATTCTCTGAAACTTTTCGCTGCATAAATCAGCAATATGTATTGGTTCGT